AGACAGGGGAAAAGTTTTGATTTTATTGGCTTTTATAGTAAATTTGGGTTTGAAAACTTCTCGTAGCAGTTTTTACACACACATATATGCAGAGACATACACAAGCAAATAAGGCACACAGAAACCTCCTTGGAGATTCCATATTACTACACATTATTTCCACCTGCAGAAAGTATGCAGATGTATTAAACCTAGCTTATATTAACTCTAAGTGTGCCTTTGGATACAACTACGTTACGGATTTAGTGTCCAGGAAGAAGCCCTTGAGAGACAAAGAAAAGGCTCTAATGGTGTTGGATGCCATGTTGGAATACTGCGATGAGGTAGATGAATTTAGAGAGAAAATTGAGGCTATAAGAGATGAAGTCAAAGCACAAGTATAGGGTAGAATGGCTAATGTACTTTGCCCAAAAGGATATAAATCCTCGCTCGGCTCTCAAGATATTTAGACCGGGATACGATAAGGAAAAGACTCGTAGAATGATGTCTCTATTTGTAGGAAAGATGATATTTGAGAGTGAAGACCTGGTCGATTGGAAGAATATTAAGTCAGCCATAGAGAGAACAAACGATAGAAACAATGGCAAAATCTTTTCGTAGCAAGACGTATATTAATAGAGCAGAGACCTACGCTAAAATAGACTTACTCCATAAACGAGTAAATAAAATCCTGATGCAACTCGGCTTACCCATCGAACCAAAGGTTTGGATATACTTTGACTTAGCCTTATTTCCAATGGATAGAAAAGAGAGATCCAATATCCTCAAGCAGATTTTCAGTAAGTGGGGAACGGATATAAAACTCGAACACGAAATATATATACAAATGTTAGAAAAATATACTAAAAAAGTTTTGGAGGGATTTGAATAATGTATTACATTTGTAGAAATTAATTAGAAAACTTATAATTTATGTCAAACATAACAATTTCACCAAAAACGGTAATGCCGTTCATCGAGCCTCGCAGAGAGGAGATGATTAAACTAATGGGGGGCGAAGATGTCCTAATGAGAGAGATGTCTTTCGCCATTCAAGCTGCTAACAACAACTCGGTGTTAGCGAATTCCAATCCACAATCCGTAGCAATGGCTGTCTACAATTGTGCGTTGACGAAACTATCTTTAAATCCTGTAATGAACTTGGCTTACCTTGTTCCTTTCAAGGGTAACGCTAAACTTATGCCTGGATATCAGGGGATGATTAAACTTATCTCTGACACAGGTATAATTAAGTCGGTATCTTCGGGAGTAGTTTACAGAGGGGATGAATTTGATATTGTCCAGGGGACAAAGCCAAGCATCATTCACAAGCCAAAGGGAGAGACGTTTAAGGTTGAGGACATCATTGCCGTATACGCTATCTTCACTCTGCACAACAACGAGACCTTGTTTGAGGTGATGTGGAAACCTCAGATTGATGCCATTAAGAATCGTTCTGAGACCGGTAGAAAGGATGTTGGACCTTGGTCTACTGACTACGCTGAAATGGCTCGTAAGACCGTTGTAAAGAGAGGATGGAAGTCTATTCCAAAGTCATCCTTTGCCCTTGACCGAATTGAGAAGGTTAACACAGCCATCGACATTGACAATGAGGAGTATAAGAATGTTGAGTACGTTAAGATGAGCGAAGAGCAGGTTGAGAGACTTCTTGAGAAGACTACAAACGTAGTAGAACTTGAGACTGCTTTATCAGATGAGTCGGTTATGATAGATCCGGATCAGAAGAAAGAGATTATTGAAAAGGCTAGAGCAAAAAACAAAGGAGGAGACAATGAATAATCCAATCAATTTTAACCTTGACGAATACCTTACTGGCAAGTACCAAGTTGTTACAGCAACATCGGAAGAAAACGTAAAGATTATTGCCGTTGAATTATCGTTAAAACAGCCTGTAGTTGGTGTTGTTAATGGAGATGTGGAGACATGGTTCTTAGATGGTTCTTTTATGGCTAATAAAGAATGCGGAATGGATATTAAATTAAAACTAATTGAAGAAAATGAACTTGTTAAATGAAATCTTAAAGGAACAAGCACAGGCCGCTACTCAGCGGTCTAAGGCTTGGTTTAATGCTCGTGTGGGTAAGTTTACCTCAAGTGAGATACACAAACTATTTGTACAGCCTCAAACGAAGGATGCTCGTGAGAAAGGGGAGTTGTCAGAAACTACAAAGTCATACATTATGTCAAAGGTAGCGGAGGAGATGACTGGTATAGAGCAGACAACTGATACTGCCGCTACTACATGGGGAGTAGAACACGAAGCCGAGGCTTGTAACCTATATGCCGAGTTAATGGAATCTCGTGTTGATACAGTTGGATTTATACCCTACGGAGACTTTGCAGGTGGCTCTCCAGATGGTATGTGTTCTAGATTTGGAGTTATAGAAATCAAGTGTCCTTACAACTTTGAGAACCATGTACAAAACTTATTGTTGGTTGATGAGTTTGACTTGCTAAAGCAGAGAAAGGCTTATTGGTGGCAACTTCAGATGAATATGGTTATTACAGGAAAGGAAGAGAGTATGTTTATATCTTACGATCCAAGAATGGATGGTAAAAACAAGATGTCAATAATTCCTGTACATTTACAACCTGATTCCAAAGACCAATTGGATGAGGCAATAGATAAAGCTGTTAAGTATAAAAAGTTATTAATAGAAAAACTATCCAACCGATGATTTTAGATGACCATAAAAAGCATCAGATTATTGCAAGTGTTTTACACGCAAACTGTTTCATCATCATATCTGACGAGATTGGACCTCCCTTTTGGGAGAAAGAAGTCAAGATGAAAGGTAATCAGTTTGTCAAAGCTGTAGAGAATAAGTATAAAGTATTAGCCTCTGCCCTCTTTCAAATAGAGGGTGGGGACTATTACAATAAGGCAGCAGTAGACACAGAAAATCTTATTAAAGAAATAGCAAACACACCTTGGTTTGCTTACAATGACATAATTGAAATAATTAAAAAATACAAACATGATAAACTTATTGAACAGCAAGCCGAGTTGGAAAAGTCTGCTGACTCGGGAGAACCTTCTAATACTTAGTATTGCCATTATAATAGCCCTTTTACTTATTACTGCCGGTATCGTTACGGAGAAAAAGAAGTTCGAGGAAATGAATAAATTAAATGCAAAGCTATTGAGACAGACCGACTCACTTATGAACGTGCAGAGACAAGGTATATTGAACGATATTAAGTCTGCTGAACTCAGAGTAAAGGTCATAGAAAAAGAGATACAAATCATAGAAAAAAAAGAAGAACAACAAAAATCAGATTATGAAAAAGACATTTCCATCATTAATAATGCTAATCCTACTCAGCAAGTCATTATTCTCTCAACTAACATTACCAAATACAAGGATCTTGATAGGCAAGGATACTTTAACCTGCCTAAGTGACCAGGAGGTAAAATTAGTTAACAAAATAATTGCTTCAGAAAAGTTTTACCATAACATTTACGGCTCTCATATTAATAGAATACAATTGCTTGAGAATAAAGTAAAGGAAGTTGAGGACATATCCAAAGGCTATAAGACTGCCAACGATATGTGTGAGCAAAGGCTTTTAAACCTTGAGGCAATTAACACTAACCTGCAAAATGATTATAATGACTTGAAATCCGATGCAGACAATTTGCTTTGGAAAAAGAATACATGGAAAACAATTTCAATTGTAGGTATTCCAGTTTCATTTGTGGGTGGAATAATATTTATAGTAACAAACAAATAGAAAAATGAAAACACTTTCAGACAGAATTAAGTTTATTCCAATCGAGGAAGAAATTGTAAAGTCATCAAATCTTGACACATCCTTTATAGGAAAAGAAATTATAGGAGGAAAAGTAATTGAAGTAGGACCTAACATCCGAGAGGTAAAGATAGGTGACTATATTAAGTTTAAAGGCAATGCCCCTGTATATATTCAAGAAAAGGACATTAAATTAGGTTTTATATCAGAAGTTGATGTATACTTGACCATTAGAGAAAATGAGAAGGGTTAAATATTGGAACGATATATTTATTGAGCAGGGTGCTTGCTTTACATGGATTGATGAGGATAGGCAGACTATCCACTTCAATGGAGCAAAGGAAGGATTATTTCATCAATGGGCAACCGTATCTGGTGATACAGTAGCAATAGTTGAAAATTATGAAGGCCAAATTGAATTAGTTGAGCCATCCTTCATTAAATTTATACCCAATAATAACACAGATGCTCCCATATATGAAGCTCTATCATTTATACAAGATCTTGAGTTGAGGCATAGAGTTGTAAGTGTGTTTAATAGAATGAATGAGTACCATTAAAGTTGATATAAAGCCCCTATCTATAAACCAAGCATTCCAGGGAAGAAGGTTTAAGACAAAGGCTTACACTAATTATGAAAAGTCGTGCCTAATGATGATGCCAAGGTTGAGGTTTCCTCAAGGTAAAGTCTCTCTCCATATTAGGTACGGCTTTTCTAATAAGGCATCAGATGTAGACAACCCAACTAAATTGGTGTTGGATATGATGCAGAAGAAATATAAGTTTAACGATAAAGACGTATACGAAATCCATCTCTACAAACTAATTGTCCCCAAAGGAAAAGAGTTTTGGGAGGTAACCGTTGTCCCCTTAGAAACAATTTAAAACTATGGAAAATAAATTAAAACAAGTAACAGATGTCGAGGCTATCGATATCATCAAAAACAACTCAAATGTAATTGTAGACTTTAGTGCTGATTGGTGTGGACCATGCAAGCAATTGTCTCCGGTATTAGAAGAGTTTGCAATTAACAATGAAGATGTAGTTGTTCTTAAACTAAATGTAGATCTATACCCAGAGTATTGTGCTGACAATAAGGTCAGAAATATTCCTGCAGTCCTTTTCTTTAAGGATGGGGAATATAAAAACAGAGTTGTAGGCAAAGTACCTGAGAGTGTATTGAAAGAAATGAAAGATAAGATTTTTTAATTGAAACCAAAACCAAAAAAGGCGGTTACTTCAAACGTGGAGTGCCGCCTTTGCCGTTTCTAGCCCTATTCTTTGACTGAATCTCAGACACTATCTTACCAAGTCTTGTATGGCTTTTATCCTTGCCATCTTTATTACCATAGGTCCCTGACTTACGATTCTCTTTGTTCAACTCTGAACGATACTTACGTCTCTCGTTAGTAGAGTGATACTCTTTATTATAGGCGTTCTTTTTCTCCCTCGCTTCCTTATGAGTTTGGAAATACTTTGCTGACTTAGATTTCCCTGATTTAGATCCGGCTAATGAGTTTCTCATGTCACAAATATAGTGTAAATTTGTGACAATGGTTATACATGAGATACAGCAAATACTCTGGGTAGAGACTGAACTTGGAGATGGGATTGCTTTATTTCTTATGGACTATGGTATGCAGAATAATACTGTATGGGTAGTGGCTCTAGAAAACACAGGAGAAATAAAACATTTTGATTCCAATCAAATTAAACTATGTAAAAACCACACTATAAACCTTCGGACAAATAAGACTTTTTAAGAAGATCATATAGTTTAAATACATATGCCCATCTAGAATCCTTCTCGAGTAATTTATCTCTAGACATAGAGTGCCAATCCATATGGTATTGAGCATTGACAAATATTATGTTTGATGGATTTAATCTATACGCAGGAAAAGTTCCCTTGCCTAATATATGAAAACATATCATGTGAGAGAATTCTAACGGCTGCCCAGTAACAAAGCACTTGTGATTTCTTTTTTCCCACAACTCCTTAAACAACGCCATCTCCCCGGTAGCAACTCTCTTTCTCTTCATTGGTGACCTTTTAAGTTTTGATACCTTAGGCTTATCATCCTCTCTGTAATGCTTGCAAAACTTCCTATTGAAGTCTGTGCAAAAACATTCTATAGCTTGACATTTTATCATAATATTTTTTAAAACAAATAAGGGGTGCAAAAAACCCCTTACCTGACTAATCTATCAAAATAACATAAAACAATGAACAAAGCAAATATAAAATTAATTTATAATACAAGTCAAGTATTTTGTAAAATAATTTGTATAATTTCATCTGAGTTTAAACATAAAACATCATTAATTGTACATTCATTACCTACAAAAGCATATATTCCCTCACCCATGTGTACATGAACACACATATCATCTACCTTATCATACGAGTGGTATTGGTATTCAAATCCCCTATAGGTTATAGTTGAGTTATCTATTGTAATATAATCCATTACGATTTATTAATTTGTAAGTGAACAAATGAACTTAGAGATGTGTCTGCTGTTGATGAGTTCTGAACAGCAATGACAAGATATTGAGCAACGGTCCAATCTATATTTGAAGCTGTTACCGCTGTGCCTGTTGCAGCATCATCAAACATCGCCCCTGCTGTTGATGGGAAACTTTCGGTATTGGTTGCTGATTTAACTGCTAAAGCTCTGGACATTTGAACGTACAGAGACGTTGCTGCTGCCGTTGATGAAGTTCCAACAATAGAACCACCAATAGCATCTGCTGTGTTAAAATAAACTCTTATGATTTGTGTTCCTGCTGTTCCTGTTTTCCTTGTTCTGACCCTTAAATTTAAAACATCACCAGCAGCTATTGTGTTTGCTGGAATAAGAATACTTGTTGTCTTTGTGCTTGTTGTTGTTCCAGTTATGGAAGTTCCATCAGTTACTGTTTTAAAGTTTTGAATTGGTAGAGTTTGCCATGACTTGTCACCTCTCCAATATTGTAAAGTTGTGCCTGATGTTATACTCGGTTCTTTACCATTTATTTGAGTTTGTATTGCCGATGTAACTCCGTTTAAATAATCAAACTCTGTGTTGTCTACTACACCAGAACCTATATTAGTGGCAGGAATACCTGTAGGCAACATTGATGTGGTTATGTTGTCATTGGTCCATACATTTCCTAAAGATGTTTTAAATGTCAACACCTCTCCATCCGCAGGAGTACCAACTATCTTTACGTTATGTAACTCGTCTAACTCGTAACCATTATCTACCTTTACATATATTTTACCATGAACTGCGTGGGCATATTCAACAAAACCTATTATAATTATATGGTCTGGAGCAGATGGCTTTACGTTTGTTAACTGGCCTGCTGTTGTCGGAGATAGGTAAATTATATCCCCATCAACCCAAGTCTCTCCTTGTAGTGACCCTGTCGTATCAATCTCTCTTACAGTTCCTGCTGTAGTTACAAACCCTTCTTGGTTATTATTAATAGTTTCAGTAACTACTCCAATAGTAGTAGCTGAATGAAGATCAGAATCAGCTTGAGCTAATACAACTGCAAGTCTTTGCCCTGCTGCTCCACCCTCAGATACTAATCGTATCCTAACAACTTGGTAGTCGGCTTCCAATAAATTTCCTCCCGACTTATTTACAACCCTTATAACCTCCTCTTGACCTGTCTGTAGAGTTACATTACCACCTTTAAGTTTAAACTCAATAGTGCCATCCGTATCGTTCCAAACCATCTTTCCAACACCTGCTGTATCCGTAGGGGTTTGAGATAATTCTAAGGCATCTGCTTTTAGGTTATATGTTCCGAGGTCTACATCTGCTGTAGCCCCTGTATATGGAACAAATCCTCCAACCCCTCCACTCAAACTTTGATATGCAGCACCATCCCATACATAAGCCTCTGGAACAGACATATCAATATATATAACGCCACTCTGTCCTGTTACAGGGAAAGATGCAAAAGTTGGGTATTCAGCTACAACCCCTCCTACAAAAGTTGGCTGAGGAGGGAATCCTGTTAAGCATTCATCAACTAAAAAATTTAATACACTAAATATTCTTTCTTGATAAGTTTCATTTGATGCTGTAGGATCTATTTCATCATAAGTTTGGGTTGTTGCTGACCCAATTATCTCAATTAAATTGTACACATTAAAAGCAAATGCATCAACACAATCTTGACAAAACATTAAGGCAACAGGCTTTCCATTCTCTCTATATATATTAATTGATTTTAAAGAGCTAAATAAAGCTATTAGATTGGTCTTACTATATATTTTGATAAGTCCATTAGATAATCTTTCTATCTTTGTGACATTATATATATTCGGATTATTCATTTACTATTAATGTAGATAAATCTTTTTCATTAGCATACATACAAAAGTACATAAAATTGCCGTATTTATCTGACATTAAGGGGCATTTTTCATTGAAGTTTGTGCTATTAATACCCTTAGCTATTAAAATACCCATTATTCTCTTTAACTCCTCCGACTTTCTTGGCTCGTCTTGAGAAATGTGTGGGGTAGTTTTTTCTTCAACATCATTTTCAAAATTGTCTTCCGGTTCTTCTTTGAATATCTTTTCAGCCTGTCTTTTTTTTGAGACAGATTTAACCTTATTGTAATTATCTTCCCCCCAAATAAACTCAAAGAATTGTTTAACAGTAACTCTTTCTGATTCAAACTTTTGAGCTGTCGCTTCTAAGGCTTGACCAACTGGAAACTTTAGTGTCTTACAATATCTTGTTAAAGCTCTAAGATCCGGTGAATTGACCACCATTAATGGGTCTAGATTATATTCCTCAGCAACAGACTTCCAAGTCTTTACAGGCTTAAACTCAGTTTCTTTTTTTGGATTTTCAAACTCAAATTCTATAGGAACTCCTAAAGAGTTACAACACATTACTAAAAGTTTTATATTGGCAATAGAAACTATTATATCTCTTGGCTTATCTTCATCACAAATGAT